TTACAACAGCAAGAGTTCTTAATGAACCAAGAGAATGACTAAATTTATTGAAAGAGTCCGTGGTTATTTTTTACGGCGTGGAAAGCTTGTGATATGGAAAGAGAGAAAACGAAGAAAGTGGAGTGGGTGGATGACGGACAAGGAGATAAACACAATACTGAGAGAATATAAAGTAAAATTCTAAAACAAAATGAGAAGAAAAACAAACGCACAAAGAAGAGCGAGACACACAAGAAGATTCGGAGCTAAATCCCCTTTGCCAGCTAGAAAAGGTAAAAATAGAAGATAAATTAAAAAAACAAGAAAGATGGCACAAGCAAAGTTTAGAAATGAAGGAGAGTTAATAAAGAGGTGTTCAGAGTATTTTGAACAGACGATAAAGAAGAATGAGATTCCGAGTAAAGCTGGACTAAGGGTAAAGCTAGACATTTCGAGGGAAACTTACAGTCAGTACAAGAAGAAGTACACTGACACTATAAAAAAGGCAGAAAATCTTATCGAAAAGGCTTGGGTGCAGAGATTAAGCGGATCTGCAGCTACTGGAGCAATCTTTTACTTAAAAAACGCTTTTCATGACGATTATAAAGACAGAACGTCAACAGACATAACAAGTGGAGGAGAAAAAGTCGGAATAATCTTCTTACCACAAAGAAAACAAACAGATGAATTGGAAGCCCCAGCCAAAACAATTAGTCGCGCTAGCAAGAAATGAGGATGAAATACTCTATGGAGGAGCGAGAGGTGGAGGTAAAACAGAGGCAGGACTCGCTTGGCTCTCTTACGACACTCAGTTCCCCTTTTACAGAGCGTTAGTGATTAGAAGAAATGCAGAGGACTTAAAGGACTGGATCGATCGAGCAAGAGAATTTTATAGACGGATTGGTGGGGAGGTTGTCGGAAATCCCCCAGAAATAAGGTTCCCTAAAGGGGGACTAATTAGAACAGGACATTTAAAAGACGAGGCAGCTTACACTAGGTATCAAGGTCATCAATACCCGAAGATGCTTATTGAGGAGTTGTCCCAAATACCGAGAGAGAAAGATTATTTGAGGTTGATGAGTTCTTGCCGTTCTCCTAACCCGGAGATAAAACCGCAGCTCTTCTCAACTACAAACCCAGACGATCCAGGACTTGAGTGGATAAAAGACCGGTGGAAGATACCAGACTTGCCAGACTTCTCTAGAGTTTATGAAGGAGAGACGTCAGGAGGAAGGACTACCGTTTTTATTCCGGCGAAGTTAGAGGACAATCCACTCTTAATGAAAGCAGACCCGAACTACATCAAATACTTAGAAGAACTGAAAGAGAAAGACCGAGAACTTTATGACTCTTGGAGACACGGAAATTGGAAAGGCTTTGGAATTGAAGGAGCTTATTACAGACAGCAAATGATCAGAGCAGAAGCAGAGGGGAGAGTGACTGATGTCCCCTATGACGAGACCCTAGACGTTCACACTTGGTGCGACTTAGGGATTGGAGACTGTTTCGCTATTGGCTATTTCCAAGTGTCGGGTACTCAATGGAGATTTATCGATTATGACGAGTTCGAAGGAGAGAGTTTAGTGGAAGCTATTGGTAGAATGAGGGCGAAAGGTTATCGATACGGAAGTCATTACGCGCCCCATGACATTAAAGTTAGAGATCTAGGGAGCGGCAAATCAAGACTAGAGATAGCAGCGTTGAACGGAGTTAATTACCAGATCGTGCCGAGATTGTCGCCAGAGGACGGAATAAACGCAGTAAGGACGAGATTTACGACACTTTGGATAGATAAGACGAAAGGCGATTTATTCCTAAAGAGAGTTCGTAGGTTTCACAAAGAGTTTGACGCAAAGAGAGGACGATACAAGAACGTAGCAGTCCACGACATTAACTCTCACGGTGCAGATATGCTAAGGTATTGGGCGACGACAGATTTTAAGACTTATTCGAGCAGTAAAATAATAAATCCAAACTTAAAAGGATACACAAGAAGATAATGAACAAACCAAAAGTAACAATAAAAGACATAAGTGAGGCTCCAAATCTTCAAGAACTGAAGGAGCATTTTGTTGTAGATGAAAACTACCTGATTGTTGCTTATGGTGATGCTATTTATACTCCCAAAGGACAGGCGTTATCAAAAGATTTAATAATCCACGAACTAGTTCATTGTATGAGACAAGGATACAGCGTGGACTCAGCTAAGCTTTGGTGGGAGAAGTATATGAGAGATAAACAGTTTAGAATAGACGAAGAAGCTTTAGCTTATAACAAACAGTACGCTTATTGTTGCGTGGTTTATAAAGACAGAGAGGTAAGGTCAAAAATTTTACTAGCAATGGCCAATCAGTTAGCTTCAGAACAATACGGAAAGGTCATAACGTCGTCTGAAGCAGCAAATTTAATAAAACAAAATGTTAACTAATCAATTTGATAATCAAGACAACATTTCGATGTACAGTCCTCCACCGGAGGTTCTTGAATTAACTAGACACGCCAAAGAAGAGTATTCGATAGGTAACGAGATTTTGACACGTGCTTGGCCAGAACTTAATGGGATGAGTGTTATAGACAGAGACAACAGAGACAGAAAGACATTCAACGCATTTGTTGATGAGTCAGAAGACGACCCAACGGAAGCTTGGAAATGGAGAGGGACGAGGAGCATGGCTAGGAACAAAGCATTGGCGATGCACGCTCATCTAACAGCTGGTTTTCTATTTCCAATGATCGATGCTCAAGACGAGAATGACGAGGAGCACAGAGGAATTGGAGACTCAATGAGAGACATTGTCCTATGGATGGGAGAAAACTCGAATTACAAAACTTCATTCTTACAGTTAATGACCGGTACTTTAACATCTCCTGTGACTTATCTTAGCGCCGACTTTATGCAGGCGATGCAAGTTATTAAGACCAAAACAGCAGAAGGATATAGTACCAAAGAAGTGTTAGACGAGGAGTTGTCTGGTTTTAGAGCAGATGTTTATGGAGCTTCTGACATAATGATAACTAACGCTTACGTTCAAAATATTCAACAGCAAGATTGTGTCATTAAGAGAAAATCTCTTACGTATGGAGATGCTAAGAAGAAGTACGGTAAGCACTCTAACTGGGAGTTTGTAAAGAAAGGAGCGAATACAGTTTTGGGAGACGAGAATAATCTATTCTATGACGCGTCGGATCCAGCCAATCCTAACACAGTTTCAGAAGTAATTGTAACGTGGAGGAGCAAAGATTTGGAGGTTCCTTTTGTTGGCGGGATTTATATGGGGAGCGAAAATGTTGATTGGAATCCAGTAAAGCACAGAGACAATCTTGGGAATCCAAGGTATAACGTAACGCCGTTCGGATATCATAGAATAAGTGAGCACTTCTTTTACTACAAGTCATTAATGAACTCTCTCTATTGGGACGATGCATTGAATGACGCGATGTACGAGAACATAATGAATAGTGAATTCTTGATGAGAAATCCCCCTATTGCTATTGCGGGAGACGATAAGATAGACTCGAGCGTAATGTTCCCTGGCGCGCAAGTTGTTACAGCCAATGAGAACCTTAAAATTCAGTCTATTCTACCTCAAAGACAAGATAGCTCTTACAAAGCAATGCAGATGATCGAGGAGTCTATGAAAGAAGCTTCTCTATCGGACGTACAAACAGGACAATTACCTGAGGCAACACAGAAAGCTTGGAATGTGGCTAGAGCAGAAAAGAATGCTCAGATTCTACTTAGAGGAGTTGCACAGTCAATCGGAGAGTCAATAATGCAGTATGGAAAATTGATGGTGGACATCGCAGTTAACCATTTGTCAGTACCGATAATCGATGAAGTGTCCGCTACTGTCGACAGGCTAAAGTATAGACATTTTGTTTTACCAAGACAAACGTCTAAGGGCAAGAATATAACGAAGATAGTGAGATTTAGTGAGGATTTGATTGGTAAGTCAATGAATAAAAAACAACGCGAAGTTTATGCTTTGAAACTCTATCAAGAGGCTGGAGACGATAAGACAATCTCTGTTGTAAACCCAGAACTAGCAGCTAGAATGAAGTATCTTATTAGAATTGACGTAGAACAGATGTTCGATCAGAACAGGGAGCAGATGTCACAAACGCTTGGCAATTTGTACTTGCAGTTAAGACAAGATCCGTTAATTGATGCAGAGACTCTAGTAAGAAAGTTAATGCACTCGTTACTACGAAGTGAGGGAGATGAACTGTTGGCTAGCAAGGGGGATATAGAGAAAGCGATGCAGGCACAGACCGCAGTGATGCAGCAAGCGACGCAGCCACAGACAGTGCAGAAACCAGCTACCCCGATGAATAATACAACGCCTGGGGCAACACAAAGGTCGCAATAATAAAAAATAATAAAAAATAATAAAAATAATAACAATGGACATAAAAAATAGTAGGAACATAAATGGCACTATCGTTGACGAAATGATCGCTAAAGTTTCCAAGGAGATAGGAGTCAAAATGGAAAATCTTGAGAAAGTAGACAGAGCAGTTATCGGTGTATCAACAAGTAGAGGGCGTGTTGAAGGAGTCGGAGAAGACGCTTCCGCCAAAGTTGTAATAGCAAAGTACGACTCGTTAGCTGGATTTATTACAATGGATGGTGTAAAAGTAAAGAATGGCTCATTCTTTGATAGAAGGACAAAAAAACCTGTAAATAAACCTAAATTAATTCTTTTAATTAAGGTAAATGGAGAAGTTGTTGAACAGGAGGTTGGCAAAGAAGAATCAGTGATAGTAAAGGTCGCAAAAGGACAAGCCAAAGTGGCTAAAGCCAAACTCAAAGCTGGCAAAAAATTAAATAAAAAAATAGAAAAGAGTGAAGAAATTCCTGCAGAATAAATCAATACAGTTAGCTCTGTGGCTTTTAGAGGCCGTAGATGAAGAGACAAAACGACAAGTTTTATCTAAAGCGGTAGAACATCTTTTTGTTTCTATTAGTGTTGATGATCTTCTAAAGGAAAATGAGGATGGCACATTACGATTTGAAGATAAATCTCTTTCTCACACTTACAAGAAAGACTTATCAGAACAAGCAAAGATATTAAAGAGTTTGCTTTTGTGGAAAGTTTTGAAGAAAGACATTCAGTATCAGATCAATAGGAAGATGTTCGTAGAGGGCAAAGTAGACTTAGACTTTGTGTGGGGTCAGTTACTAACGTTTTTATGGGACATCATCGAGGATAGAATAGATAAGATAAGTAAGTTCACTTAGCTAGTAGTGGGGGGTCGTATTGAGGAGTTAGTTTTTAGCCATGTTCTAACTCTTCTATAGGACTCCTCACAAGAGGAAGTTCTTGTGTTCTTACGGAGAGGAATCTCCGATGCCGAAAGGCTTTAGAAATTAATGTCTTACCAGAGAAATTCTGGATACCCGCGAGGGTTACAATGGACAGTCTGACGGGACTATAAACACGATGCTCATGCTTACAGAAGAAGAAAAAAAGGCTCTAAAAGAGAAAGAGGGAGCCGACGCCGCAGCTAAGGCTGAGGCAGACAAAGCCGAATTTGAAGCTAGTCTAGAAGGTCTATCTAAAGAGGAAAAAGACCAGAAGATTGCCGATAATGAAGCAGCACTTTCAAAGAAGAATAACGATGACGAGGATAAGAAAGCGTTAGAAATCGAACGTCAAAAGCGTTTAGATGCGGAGGATGCTCTAAAGGAGACTAGGAGGAAGGCTAAAGAGAGGTATGAAGCGAAACAGAAAAAAGACCAAGAAGTTGAAGAGAATGGAGAAGAGCCACCTACTACTCGAAAGGACGTTCATCAAATGATGGATGAAGAGCGAGAGTCATTTCGTAAAGAGATGCAGCAAGACCGTGCGAAAGAAGAGGCAAGAAGCGTTTCTGGTTCTGATGCCGAGGCAGATTTGACATTTGAAATTTGGAAGAATAGAAAATTGTCGGGATCGATCAAGGTACAGATGGAAGAAGCGTACGCTATTGCTACGTATCAAAAGACGCGAGCGCGTAACGGGGAACTTAAGAGAGCGTTAAATAGTAAGGACGGAGAAGAAAAGCTCAACTTAAATGCTCAGAGAGAGAAAGTTACCGAGAATGAGCCAAAGATTAATCCAACGGACAAAACAGTTCTTAAGGGGATGATTTGGGACAATGCAAGAGGCGCGTACAAAAAAACAATCGCAGGAGGCAGAAAAATCTTTTATGTTTCACGTGACATGGCAAAGCGTTGGGTGGAAAACGTTTAATTAACCGAGAAATTGTTAAATACAAATTAAATTAACAATAACAATGAGTAGTACAAGAATAGACATAAATGTTATTGGGTCATCTGCAGTACAGAGGCACAGAGTAGCGGCTAGCGCGACTCGTTTCTATGCAGGAGAACCTTTAATGGCGGATGTGACTCTTAGTTCTGGTATAGCGGATGCCAATACTGTCATTCAGGCAGCAGATGCGACACCGAACATAAGCACAGCATCATTGTTTTTTGTGGGTATTTCAGCTCAGAATGCTGATGTCAATACTGCTGGGACAGTCCTCGCAAGTGACGTTGATGTTATTGAGCCAATACCTAACTTTACCCGCTTGAGGAGTAAAGCAAAAGACACAGACAATTGTGACACACTAACAGAACTAGTCGGACTGTTGTATGACGTAGTTTTATTTGACTTTACAAGCACAGTATTTACTATTGATGAAACAGGCACCGCTGATACTTCTGGCCTCCAAATTAGAGGAGGAATTTATGAGCAAGGCCTTATTGATGTAGTTGTGGACGTAAGGGCAATGAGAACTGACGTCTCTTAGAATTAACGCAATATAAATTATGAATTTAATTACTGGTGGACATACAACTAGACTCTCGAAAGACGCTTGTCAGACGGGGATCGATGAAGTATTGTACGAAACAATAGAAAGACCTTTAGCACCATCTTATGTTGGCGTTGACAATCCAATATTCTTCAAGAATAGTCCGATTGATACAATAGCTTACATTTTCGATGAAGACTCCAACGTTGGTGGATTCCTCGAAACTTCTGAACAAGAAGAGATTAAGTCTGAGAACACCTTTATTGGGAACCAAAAGACAGTCCGTGTTAAAAAGTGGATGAAGTCTATTGGTGTTTCAACTGAGGCATTTAAGACTGACCAAGTAGAAAAGAGAGCAAAGATCGGTAGCCAAATAGGTTCTAGGATGAGAGTAACCAAAGACAGGACTGCTATGGTTCGTGTTTACGGAGATGCTTATGATGGAGATTATTTCACTACTCCAGACGGAGAATCTTTAGCTTCTAACTCACATACCGCTCTTAAAAACGGCGATAATGTTGATAACCTAGAAGTTGGAGCATTAACTCCAGATACAATGTGGACTTCTTTTGTCTCCTTGCACATGCAAGCTGGACAAGATGGAGAAATTTCAGGCATTCATGCCCCTAAAGGATTGCTAACCTGCTTGTCGCAGTATAAGCACCTTAAGGAGATAATGAACTCTGAATTACTTCCAGATGGCGGAGAGAACAACCTTAACATTTTTGAAACTGATTACGGTCGTGTTTCATTAGGACAAAGTTTGTACCTTAATTCCGGATGGGATGGTGGCACATACAAGTCAACTGCGGTGCATATGGTAAGTGACTTTCACTCTCTATATCGTAAAGTACTCTCTGAAGTAGAGAATGACTTGATCGAACCTCGTTACTCTAGAACTGATTCATGGGAATATCGCTCTAAGTATTTAGAAGTAGCTTTTCCTGCAACATGGGAAGGATACCTAATGCTAGCTGGAGCATAAAGATTACTAACTAATTTAAAACCAATAAAATGAGAAATTTTATACTCAACATCGCGATCGCAGCTCTAGTTGGAGCAGTCGTTGCTTTGGGTGTGATTGGTTTTAGTAATCAATCAGATCAAGAGCTAGGAGGTGGGACACGCTTTATCCACGGATTAAGCACTAATTCTACATCTCCTTCAGCTGGAGAGGTAAAAACTACTACATTAACTGTTGACGGAGCTTCGGCTCTAACTTCTATTAGTGTCAGTGGGGCATCTGTCGTAGCAACACTAACTGAAGGAGGAGGCATTAGAGCTACTTCTACAGTAGGAACAGTCGTTCCTTTGTTGGCCTCCGACTTTGATGTCGAGAATATTATTGATGTCACTTTAAATGTCCAGGACGCTACACTTAGCTTCCCTGCAACATCTACTTTGACAGCATTTATTCCTACAGCTGGACAGGTTAGGACATTATTCATTAGGAATGCTACCACAACTGCTACTATGGATTTAACCATTAGTGGCGGAACTGGCGTATTACTAAAGATGGCTTCATCTACAAATGTTGCCATTGTCCCAGGAGATACAGACGGTGCGAACTACGCAAAGATTGAATTACTTAGAAAGTCCAATACGGATATTGAGGCTTTGTTAAGCATTTTCAACGATTAGACACTTTTTCAGTCCCTATTCTTGAGAAATGGGGGCTGGGGCGAGTGCCTAAATGGCACTAAATAATTAACTAATAAAATTAAAAATGAAGAATAAATTAATAAAAATAATCTCGGGAGTATTACTATCAATAGGAATATACTTTATGGGTGCTTCTATTGGTATACAAGATAAATTAGGTGGCATATCCCCTGCTATGAGCAGATTCAATAGTGTCGCGACATCGAGTGTGATGACCGTCACTAGTGACGTAATGATTCTGGCGACTTCCACAAGAAGTCATGCGATTATCTGCAACGACGGGGGCAATAAAGTTTATCTCGGCATAAATTCAGACAAACCAATTACTAATGATGGCTCACTAGTCTATAATGCTGGAATAGCTATCGCCGCCAATACTTGCTACGAATTTAACAATGACAATCTCTATGCGGGTTCTATTAGGGCTTCGTCAACCATTAGTTCTGACCTATTAATTACAGAAGTAAAAACGGCGTATTAAAACATAAACCAATGATACTATCAGACATAAAAAATAATCTAACTGGAATGTCCCACTCAGGGACTCTCAATAAAGTTCGTAATATAGAGGAGCTTTTTGAACGTGTGGCTAATACCATAAACGGACGACTTGATACTATCGAGACGGAAAGAGAACAGGCATTAAGT